CTGAAGATAGCATAGGTAATAGCACACTATTCGGTGTAAGATTTACTGACCACAGAGGAAGAGGATATGGTGTTAGATACATCTACAGACAATTAGGAAAAGAGTTTGCTAATGAATTAACTACTATTCCTTCAACCATAGATGAAGAAGTGTGTATTTACTTTGATGATAGTGATGTGAGTCAAGGTGGTTTTACCATAGGGCAGCACATGCTTGGTTGGGGTGATGTTACAGGTAGGATGGATATATCGGGCTTACATGCAAGTGAAGGCGAAAAGTCTTGGCGTGGTAATCAATGGCGTGGAGTACCTGCACCTGATGTTGGAATTGACTGTTATATTCAATGGAACAGCACCACATTAACACTTACTTTAGAAGCACCATTTGACACAGGTAACTTAGCAAACCATCCTGACATACTTGGTTATCTTGGATTCCCTAAAGAAAACGGAGTAATACAACTTACTGACCCATTTACTAATACATCTTCTTCTCGTTTAGGTTCAACGGGCACAGTAATTTCTTACACATCAAGAACTACTGAAAAAGTAGGTGGCACTCATCAGTTCTTTGGTGTAATAGGGCCAAATGATGCTGTATCACATAGTCTAAGTGCTGCTACAAGTGGTGCTACATTTACAGAAACCGCTACAACTTATAACAATAATCAGATTCACAGATTAATTATAACTCCAAGATTGAATTGGACTACTTTAATTACTGATGAAATTATTGCTGTGGCTACTGCTCATGCAATTAATTTACAAAATCCTAATATCGAAGAAGGATTGTCATTTGATTGTAGAGACTTCTATGCGGCAGACGGTAGAACACTTGGAGAGTGGGGTGTAAGTCCTGATGCAATTAAGATAAGAGCGCATAATCCACAGCGTGGTGCTGTACCGTTATCTACCATGTTTTCCGCTACTGTTCACAAAGACTTGGGTATCGAGGCACCACACCTTGAATATGGTGAATACAAATACATAGACAAGTCTACTTTAAATCAATGGACTATCAATGCACCTGATACAGAACATAAACCTGTATCGGATGCTAACATAGATAAAAACAGAAAAGCAGGGTGTGGTTACTTACCTCGCACAATCCTACAAATCAGGTCAAAGAGTCGTGGGTATCATAGTAACACACCAACACCTGTTGTAGTGGATTCATACAATGACCCAATTAATATCACAAATTGGAAAAATAATTTGACTGGTATAAATTATACATCAGTACATGGTGACCATATTTTACCTAAATTAGATAATGGTATAGTGCAATTTAGTGATTACACAGGGGCTACCACTCACTTTACAATTCCAACTGCTCAACATCTTACCCACATGATGAAACCTGCTGGTCAAGAAAGTGCCACTCAATACTCTAAAAATAAAATATTATCATTTGGTAGTTCAGCAAGAATATGGTTTAGTGATGAAGCATTCGCTACCGCTACATCCAAACAAGGTTCAACATCAATGCAAGATATACAAGTCTTGGATGCAAATTCTGTATTCTTAGAAAAATATGCTACATCTGATGATGCTGATGATGGAATACTAATGTTACATGGTGATAAGCAATTTACCGGTTATCGCTTGTATGGTAGTGTAGAAAGTAAACCTGTAGTACACTTTATGGGTGGTAGAGACAGTATAGACCACAGTGTACCACTTTACTTCGGTGGTGGTTTCAGTGGTGTGGTGCTTGACATTAATGACGGCACACAAAACGATTACTCTTCATTTTATACACACCCATACTCCACCGGTCCAACCGGTACTGCGGGTATTCAAAATGCAAATGAAATTAGCACATCGTTTGCTATCTTAGATTGTAACGCTATGTTGGCATTCTTCCCCGGTACGCCATTTTTAAATCAACATAGAGGAAGTGTTACACCACCTGCACATAATAAGAATAATATTCTATCACCCGATTTAATGAATGAAACATACTCAAGAACAGTACATAGACCGGCTCACCTATCTGCTCGCTATACGGCTGGTGTAGTGCCACAAAAAGCAGTGCCTATGGTAATAAGATTACCACATCAAAATGCAAGATACCGTGATTATGTGGGTGATGATGTAGTAGATGGGAAATATTTTACAACATATCTAGTATTTGGTCCGGGTCAAGCATTCCCCTTTACATCAGATGAAACTGATAGTAAATCAGACCGAGAGCCACATCCGGGTTCTGTAGTAACTACGGGTAATGGATGGAGTAAAGTGCCATTTGGTGTAAATCTACCAAATGAAATTAAAAACTCTGATGGGATATACGGTCCTCCAAGTAGCACATACCAAAGCAGAAGAAATCGTTTCCAATACCACACTACATTGAATTGGTCACCAGCAGAAGGAATACCTAATATTGGTGATGGAATAAATATTTCCGGTAGTTTTGTTGCTGGTTATGGTTTAATGCAAAGACCTGAACATGGGTATCATTATGGAGAGCATTTCGTTAATCCTACTTCAAATAAAGTAACTGCTCTTAATGAACCTGATTACAAAAAGGCTCACCCATACCAACATTGTAGCATTGGTTACTATGGCATCGCTATGAGTGCGGATATGACATGGCACATGGATGGTGGTTATCATCCGGGTGGTAGTTGGTTAGACCAACAAATGTCATTTAACCCACCTATGGAAAAGGGAAATTATCGTGTATTTAAAGAAGCAGTAAATACGGTGCATCCAACAGCATTTAGAGCATCAGGTTGTTTACATTTAGATTGGGTGGTAGATGCGACAACGGATGCTAGTGAATTTTTTAGAGATACAATACTTGTTGATGCAACTCGATGTCAAAACGGTGAAGAGTTAGCGACTATCATAGGTCAAGCAATTAATGAAAACCCCGGCAGGAGTGCATTAAAGGCTCTTGGTGGCACCTTTATGCCATCTATGGGCACATCTATAAGACAGGATAGATACGGTTGGATAGAGTTAGATTATGTAAATTATAACTTATCTGATGTTGCACTGAATGAAGCAAATGTAGCAAACTTGAATACAACTTCAAGTGCCACTACATTTAGCAATGCTAAGTCATATGTTTTAGCCAAGTTAGCAATCGGCAACGGTCAAGTCAATTTAGAAAAGATTCCGGCATCCGGTTGGATTCGTACCGACTTAGGAGGTAGATTACCTTCTGACCCAACGGGTACTGATGCACCTACATTCGGTTGTTATCATTCTCGTGAAGTTATACAGATAAGTGGTACATGGCATGTATTATTCCATCTTGCACCAAATAGAATTAGCGGAATGCCTGTTATGGAAGATATAACAACTTGGGATAATAAGTGTGATAGTGCAAGCAATTTATCATTCCCTGACTTATTAGGAACAGGTGCATTAAATCCACCAACTAAGGTATATGTTTGGTCTAAATCAGGAGTTCACACATATATGAATAATACATCAGATAAAGGTAATTTGTTTCATAAATCAAGTGTACACTTTAACGGATTAGTAGATGCAATAGACCGTACAAGACCTGTAGGTGCAGTAGGTTGGGCTGGTGAAAGATACTCTTATCTTAACACTCTAAAAATAGGCTCGTCTAATGTATATGCCGCAGGTCTTGGTGCTTGGCATCCAAAATTAGGTTTCTCGCCATATGGAAAAGCATCTTCAGTAATGAGTACATTTGGTCATCTTCCAAATATTTCACCGTTAAAGTATGCACCTGAAAGCACCGGCCCAATAAACGGTAGAGGTGGTGCTGATGCAGTATTGTCTTCAGCATATTCATGGAATACAGGTTTAGCATCCACTGACGCTTTATATTCAGGATATGCATATGAAAGTGCTGAAGATTCATTATATGGAAATAAACCCGTTACAACATTAAACAATGGTGTTGATGTTATTGAATCTTTACATAGTAATCAAGGTGTATTTGGAAGAGCATTTTTAGTTATCTCTTACGAAGGAGAACTCCCGTTAATTGCAAAGCGTGACCGTGACGGCATTACAGCAACAGGTGATTGGTTAGCAGTGAGAAGTAAAGTGCTACAAAGCGTTGATGTTGCAACTGCTTTGACATTTGCTGGTAACACTCAGTGGAGTGCAGACATACACAGTGCTGATAGATTTGTAGCACCCGCTAACGGTGGACCTAATATTGAGGCTTTAATCCCTGATGGTATTAGTGTACCTACTGCTGATTACGCAACATCAGCATCTAATTCTGCTTTTACATTTAACAGCACAATTTCTGCTGATAGTAGTTTGAAAAATGCTGAACCATGTCTACACCCAACAGGAGATTTATTCTTTGATTTAGATGAGAGTCCGGGTAGCATATTTTTAAATGATAATAGCAATGTTGAAAGAAATAGAGCAATAGATTTCCTTACCGGTACTGGTATGACAAGATATGCTCAAAACACCGCTTGGGGTGGTGCGACGAATGTAAGAAAACTTATGCTTAACACACCAACTAAAAACTTCTCAGTAGAACATGTAGTATGGAAGCGAATGGATGGGGGTAACTTATCTCTACCCGCATCCAATGCTCGTGGTCTTGGTGCAATACCTTTCACTACAAGAGTTAATGGTGGTAACGCTTTTACTATGGGAGAAGAATTACTTGGTAATAATAGATTTAGTTTTGAAACTACAAACAGTGCAATGTTCCCAATATTACAGGCTCAAGAGTTGTCTCATCCTCAATTAGCAACTCAACATCCTGATGAGTTAAGAAATGCGTTAATGATTCCTAATGAGGAAATACAATTTGAAGAGATTATAGTTACTGATGATACAGGTCAAACTCACATTATTGAGGGTGGTTCACCGTTTGGAACTATTATTAGAACATATAATACAGTTTCAGATAGAGGTGCAGAAGGTTTAGCACCATCTATTGCAAACAGTGGTATTGAACCTAACCTAAAGATTAGACTACCCGACCCTGAAACTATTCCGGGTAACATCATTATCAGACCGGGGTTCGGGGCTTTACAGGCATACCAAACTGAAACTATCGGTAGTGGAGGTATGATGAGGCCAATTTCAAGTGCCACCCTCAAGCATTTGTTTACTGATGAAACAACAGGGCCAAGATTGGGGCCGACCTTTAGTGACCATAATTGGGAACACATTAGTCAAGCAGCAACAGGTGAAGCATTCCCTGATTCTACTTACAAGGGATGGGAAATTACTACAGGTAATGCGCCGTTAGAAACATCTTACGAACTGCATGACAGAACACTTTACTTCCACATAACAAAGAACGGTAACACTCATTCCCATCGTCATCCAAATTATTACACTCACGCTGCTGGTGCGGTATCTAACGAATTGACAGCAGTATCTTACAGTGGAACTACACTTACTGTAAATACCGCACCATCTACATCGCTATATGATGAAACTGTAGGGCCGGGAGATACACGCAAGTTCTTGAGATTATACGACCCAACCACAGGTAAAGGTGGTGTAGCGTCATTCACCGGAATAGCAAGTAGTACATTTACAGGATGTGTAGGAGATGCTGACTTCCAAGAAATAATTAAGGGTGATATATCTTCTTACAAAGTAGTTCCATCTTACTACATACCTGCTGGTTCTACTCGATTCTTTGCTGCACGAAGATTGCGTGACCATGCAGAAGTAAGTGGTAACAGCCCCGATACAGCCCATATGTTATATTTTAACTACTTTGGTGGTGCAGAAGAACAACCAAAATCACTGTTTAGACGACCAAGACTATCTCCATTGGCTGCACCTCGTATGGGTCATCACTTTGTAAACCCAACTATGGCTATGCTACCGGGTCATTGGGCGCATCCTGCATATCAAGGATTATACAACAAGCATCTTGCTACAAGGTCGGCTACATTAGACTTTGATGAGAATTTATTAATGAAAGAGCAAAATTTGAATGATTTAAAATCAAGCATTGAAACTACTCTAACAGATAAATTTCATGCTTATGATGTGATGCACAAATTTAGTGCATTAAGTGCAACTCCGAGTGGACCGAGTGACATACATGGTGGTGCATTTACTTTAATGTTTGAAACTAAAATTAAGACTGATGGTTACGGAATATTAGCCTCAGAAGGTCAAGCAGGGGTTATCAATGCAGCAGGTGGGCACACTATTGTATTAGAAGCGGCTGCTAACTATACATTGGATAAGCACTTCCCTGACCCCTCAGAAGTTGGTGCATATCAAGTCATTATACAACCGAATGTTCACAAGTCACAGTTAATGGGGTATCATGCAAACGGTGGTGTAGATGGTAGCGGTAATCATGAATTACCCGATGGAACAGTCAATGAATTAACAAGTCAACAAGTAGCACTTGTCATAGGTATTAGAGAGACTGATAGTGCAACAGGTGGATTAGGACTTGTATTAGCAAACGCTACAATGGCAGATGTTAGAGGTTGTGAGATTTTCATTAATGAAATTATGATAGACCATGACCCTGACCACATGAGCCAATTTACTAATATTCCACCGCTAATGACTTACAATCCATTAGGAGTACAGGCTACTGAGTCACCAACATTCATAAAAAATTCACTACCGTATGTGCCACAAATGTTTGCAAAAGCCACACCGGGTTTCACAACTAATATTCCGTGGTGGAGTTACATACACATAGGCGGTGCTGACTCAACAACAGGCTCTCAAAGAGCAACAGGATTTAGACATATATCTCATCATAGATTTGACAACTACTATGAATTTATACGAGCAGGAGCAGGTAGTATTGGATGTCAAATTACACTTGCTGGTTATCCAAGCATTTATCCTGACATATATCATGAAATTCTTGAAAACATAAGTTTGAACCCTGTGTGTACTGTAGTGTCTGTGGCAACCAACACGATTACTGTAGACGATGCAAGAGGATTCCCAATGGTGCCCTACTATGGTAACATGTTGGAATATACTGATGCAGATGGAGTTAGGCGCACTCATACCTATACTGAGCGTAGTGGATATGATGCGTCTAATATGAATAAACCAAAACAATTTACCATTGCAACAAACACTACTTTTACCAACAATTTAACTGTGGGTACAAAATTACGGCTTACTCGTGCTTATGATTTTAGACCATCAGGTAGTATTTTTACAGATTCTAAAACAAGTATAATTACAAGAATGCTACCACAAACGCTACAAGGTAGTAGAGATACAAACAGTCTACACATGGCTGATGCTTTCTTATGTCTATGGCATCCAAATCTTGGTCGCCCACATACTTTCTATTCTGATTCAAGTCGTACTTGGTTGTCACCTAATCTTGATAGAGCAGTAGATAAAAAACCATTAAACAGTATGCCTGAACACTTTGAGACTATACATTATCATGACACTACTTATTTTACAAGTATAGGACCATTTGCGTTTGAAATAAGAACACCTCGCCCACCTCATAAATATAAAAACAGTAGTAACACAGAAATTACTTTCACATCTAAGGATTCTGCTAATGTAATGAATGTAAATACTACATCGGGGTTATCAGGTACACCAACTATTATGGTAGATGGAGTAGTATTTACTGTAGCAAGTTTCTCATCAGGAACTCAAATTACAGTAAATGAAACAATACCGGATGGACTTACAGGAGGTGTAAACATTTTGTTAAGTGGATTTGCTATAAAAACAGCAGATGAAATCCGTGGTAGTTTAGCAACAGAAAATGGTGGTAGTATTCAACAATTTTTCAATCAAGGTGGAGCAATAGAATCGGGTGAAAATGTACAACTTTATGGATTTTGGCCTTGTGGTTCTCGTGGTGGTCCTCTTGCAAGTAGACTTGACGGCTATGGTTATGTATCTACATCTTGGGACTTCCCTAGAGAATTTAATCCTGTATATACTGATGGTGGTGATGATGGGTCATATGATGCCACGGTAGGTATTACTAAATCAAAGTACAAAGATATATCTAATCCAACTCGTGTTAGACCATTTGGTTACAGATTCGGATTACGACAACCATACAACAAACCACAGTGGTCTACATTTGGATTGAGGGCACTTCGTGAGGCTGAACTCTTAGAAGATGCTTCAGTTACAGTAGCAAACCATGCAGCAAGTTACCAACAAGGACCACTTATTCAACAAGAAAGCCAAACATGGACATACGCTGGTGGAAGTGGTGGAGTATCTAATCCTACATACGGAAACAAATATGTTGGGATTATGGAAAGGCAAACTAACTTTAGTGGTATGTTAGGTGTAGATATTCCTGAAAGACAAGTAAGATACAGTGACGGGATGAGAGTTACACGACCATTTGGTTGCCCTGTACGCACTCTAAGAAACGCTGCTAGTGTAGCAAGGGAATGGTGGGGTGAAGGAAATAATAAGTTTATTCATAACTTAGATGATGCCCTGTCATACTACATTATAGATTGGTGGGGTAATACTCGTGGAGAGGATGTTAGAAGATTCCCTGTTCGTGGTTTTGGTATCAAACCTGCATGGGATTGTGCTGATGTTTACGAATATGATAGGACTAATGATAGAACACCGTATCAGCGTCTATACAATAATGGTTCACCTATAGTAAATGGTAAAAACATTATTGATAATTCAGGAAATGTAAGTGTAGCAAGTGGACATACTATACCAAAACATGGTGGTAAATTAAATAATCATAATAATAATAGTTCTACAACTTTAGTTGATGTATTTTTACCAACTAATGCACAAAGAGTAGGTGATAACGGTAGAGGTTACGGTGTAAGATACCCAACTGCATTCAATGAAGATTTACTTACAGCCTTGAATGAACCAAACCACACTACAGGTGTGGTATTATCTCACCACACAGCAGAACCTAACATGAATGATGGTTACATTAGAGCGAGAGATGATGTATTGCAATCTGATGAAGTGCCTCGTGGTATAAGTGCAAGACTCGCCATAGCAGAAGATGGACTACTCAAACCTGAAGCAGTAGTAAGCGACAGAGTAGAAACAGTAGATGGTGATACACCACACAAGGATGCTGTCAGTAGAAGTAGTCCTCGTATCGGTTTAGATACAGAAAATGTAGAAGGTGTAGATGAAAATATGATTATCATTAACACTGAGGCGCACAGTCTACACACTGACAGAAATGTAGGACAGCGTGTGATATTACAAGGTGGTATGCAAACAGGCTCTCAAACACTTGGTGATTACGACTTAACTGCATTGAACTTTGGTGGGCAACCGCAGGGTGGTGTAATTAGATTAAGCCATACATCTAACTTCAATCCTCTTGGTGGTACATTCCTTGCAGAAACACGAAACTTCGTATCTCCTATTGACGATACAGAATGGGGTGGTATTCCTACAAGTGGTATGGTATTATGGTTAAAGGCTGATGAAATAGATTTGGCAGATGGTGCTGCTGTTACATCTTGGAAAGACGCTTCGGGTAATGGACATGAGTTTGTACAAGCAACATCGTCTAAACAACCTACATTTGTATTAAGTGAATCATCATTCAACAATATGCCAGCCGTAAGATTTGATGGCGGGGATAATTTGGGCTTGCCATTTACTGCTGATTTGAATACAAATGAGTTTACAATATTTGTAGTACCGGCAGTATCATCAGATACAAATGCACCTGAATTAGTTATTGATAACTCAACATCTCCTTCTAGCACATCTAAAGGGTGGACTATTGCGGCTGATATGAGAAACAGTGGTGGTGCTAATAATTGGGAAATGTTTGTAGGTGTAGGTTCATCTTCTTATCCAAACATAAGTGCTGGCACTGATTCCGTTTCTGTAAGTGGTGCGCCATCAATATTGGTAGGACAAATTAGTGGTGGAAATGGTGCTGGTGGTTCTGCTACCCAATTATTTAGAGTAAATGGCACTCAAATAGGCACTGCTACAGTAGCGTATCACAAAGATACAGGTGAAACATATCATGCGGGTGCGGGTGATAATGCTACAACATATGAGTTAAATGGAGAAATAGCAGAAATTATTCAATTTAATAGAGCATTAACAACTACAGAAATACAACAAGTAGAAGGTTATCTTGCAGAAAAGTATGGTATTACAGCCGCTTCTGCATGGAAGAGTAGTAACCCATACCAAAGCGATGTAAACGGCCATGCAAGAACTAATGTTGTAGATAAGAAGATTACATACATGATGCGCCCTATTCGATTATTAGACAAACAACATGCTGAAATGTTTAGGTCTAACTCTAACCTACATTCTTCTTCACCTCAATACGGTAGTAATTACTTTGGTGCTACAGCAGGTGGTAAGTATGGATTGTATGTTTATGAAGTTGAAAATGGTAAAGCAAGTGTAGGTTCCTATATTCGTGCTACTGACCCTGATTCTAACCCACCGTATGCCCCTGCATACTACATGGATATATCAGCAAGTGATACAGTACCGATGAGTCAAGGCCCGAAGATTAAGGGCACAGAAGTTACAGGTTTCGATAAGACACTGTTAGATAATGAAGTAACTCGTGTAATAATTAGTGAAAACTCCTTGCAACATCATCGTGCCGATGCTTCCCGCAGAAGGTCACATGAAGAAGGAGATGTAAAGGAATTAAGAATGGATTATAGCGTACAACCAAGGTTTTCTCAATCCCTCCATCAAAAGGGACATAAAGGCGATGTGACCTACAACAGTTCGGACCATAGTGGTGATGCGGCATGATTAGTGTAAAAGTGTATGAAGTAGGGCCAAGAGATGGATTACAAGCACTAAATTACACTGTAGATACTGAAACTAAGAAACAACTAATTCAATCACTTTACGATGCAGGAATTGAAACTGTGGAAGAGGCATCCTTTGTAAATCCTAAACTTGTACCAAGTATGGCTGATGCTGAAGATATAGTAACCGGTAAAGGTTCAGCACTTGTGCTTAACAAGCGTGGTTATGATAGAGCAAAAGCAGCAGGTGTAGAAAAAATAAACATTGTTTTATCTCCTTGTGAAACATTCAATTTGAAAAATATGAATGCTACACATACGGAGTTAGTTTTGCGTTACAGGACATTTATGTTAGGTGTACCAAAAGAAAATGTAAGAGTGTATATTTCTATGGCTTTTGGCTCTCCGTATAGTGGTCTTACTTCAGATAATCAAATAATCAAATGTATTCGTGACGCTAAAATGTTTGGTGATACAATTGTATTTGCTGACACCGTAGGATGTGCTGACAGACTACAGATTTCAACATGGGCTGATTATGCACACAAAGAAGGATTGAATGTAGCATTACATTTACATCACAAGGGTAATGAGGCAAACCCCCTAACTATGGTTAGAGCAGGTATATTCTCAGGTATTACAGAGTTCGATACAAGCATAGGTGGATTAGGTGGGTGCCCCTTTGTAGAAGATAGCGGTGCTAACTTAGCCACTGAAACTCTTGTAATGCACTTGAAGGCATGGGGTGTAGAATGCAATATTGATGAAGAAAAACTTCAACAGGCACTAAAAATTACTCGTGAAATAAAAAGGTGTGCTGCGAAATGACAGTAATTAAGGACAGCACCGTAGGTCGTTACAGCACTGATGCTGACGAGATTATGACCCATGTACGCAAGCCTGTGTTTGTTGATAACGCTGTACATCATGCTCGTGTAACATTACAAAAGACTGACAAGGCTAAGGTAATTATTGAGAAAAACAACACCCGTACATTGCAAGTTATGCCTCAGAGAGCATATCAACTTTTGGAAGGTGAATCGTATGTACAACTTACGCATGTGAGTAAACCCGGTCATTCAAGCCTAAATGCGCCTTTCTTTAACGATGAAATAATTTCAGCAACTAACATTCCAATGTTGCTTTATAACGCTGAAGCAAGTAGCCAGCGATTATTACCTTCTACTATTGATTCATCATCTTTTGGTGTAAAGGCTAACCTGCGAAACATGAAAGCAAATACCCTTGAGGGTATAGGATTCGTAGGTGACAAAGTAAAGTTAGGCCAACCGATAGATGTAGGATTGCGTACTTCTGATTTGGCTATTAGATTAGGAGAATCAATTAACAGTGGTGCTACGAGTGTGAATATCTCACGACCAAAGAATGTCACCGCATCATCAGCAAGAAAGCACAGCATGAGGTTTGTAGGTCAAGACTTCAACAACATGAACTTAATGACCGCACTAAGATTTCTTGGTAGACATGATAGCAGAATGATATTACTTGACCGCTTTGGTAATCTACTGTATATACCAATCACATTTAGTGAAACTAACTTTAACATAGATGCTAACTTTAGGGTGGGAAGTAAAATAGAAAATCCTGTAGACAACATACCGAATAGAGTTACAGTACAAGGACACCCCTTAGCACTTAATGACTTAGTAATTGTAACCGTAGATGATGTAGAAGGACAGGTAGAAGAAGTGCGAGAAGATACTGCACCCATCACAGACAGTACAGTAAGAACATCTAACGCTGCACGAAGAGTAGCCCGCCAAATGCTAAAAACTCGCTCCTTAGTACAAGGCGCAATTACAAGTGAAGGCCATCCAAATGTCATAGGAATAAGACCGGGTATGGTAATTAAGTTTAGTGGGGAAAATAAAGTAGTCACTGAGGTCAAACACATGCCTGTAAAAAACCTTAGTGACCTTTCATTACTAAATTTAGATACAGGTATTGAGGGTATATTGCAGGGTTTATCAGAAGGCACTACGGTAGGCGCAAATGATACTAACCCCGCTACTTATGTGCAAGTAGTAGAGCAGAATTTGGCTTTGTTTGGTAAGATAGAATTGAGAATATCATCAGTATTTTCTACTCGTGGTGTATTTAATACGGCATACCTTATCGGTGGAGTGAAGGGCACTCAAGACAGAGGTAAGATAGGCAAGGCTGGTGGCCTTCCGATTGGTGGCAACAAAACAATAAGGAGGCGATTATATGCCGGTCAGTGATTACATAAAGAGGCTACTGCTTGAAACATTAGCAAGTAATATCAATGAGGTTATCTTAGGTTTTGATGGCACACCTGCTACAAGTAATGATGGTTCAGCAGGTCGCCCTGCAATAGTTCTCGTTCCTTCTATAACTATAGTAGATGAAACATCATTATTAGTTGAAGCAAGTTTACCATTTACAGAGTCTTTTAATGATAAAATAAGAGAAGTATATTTACAATTCCGTGATACTACTGAGTTTACACCTGTGGCAAGATACACTATTAATCCAATCACTAAAAACAACTCAAATGAATTACTAATACAAATAGCAATAGAGGTGGCATAATGACAGGAAATCCGTTATCAGGGCATACAAAAGCGAATGAATCTTCAATGGCAGGAACAGCGAAGTTTACTGATGGTTTAACCGATGGTGAACATATTCAAAGCCCTACATTAACAAATTATCTTGAAGGTATTCATGGTAATGGTATATTGTTAGAAGAAGACACAGCGTATGGTGCTACTAACAAAAATGTACCTGAAGATTTACCGGGTATAGTAGAACAGAATACTAACTCAGATAGAATTAGAGTAACAGGTGGAACTGCTATTATTGATGGAGTGCCGTATCAATTTGCTGATGGACCGGGTGGAACTCTTGATATTGATTTAACGAGAACAAGTCCTAACAGAAGGGCGACATATACAGCATTAACAGCCGGTCAAGAAGCATTGATAGTAGTTTATGTATCTACTAAAGATACTGAAAGCACTGCTGCTGTAAAAAATGTTCAGTGGGAAATGGGTACTGCAATTACGACAGCAACAAACGCATACCCCATTACACCGTCTGCATTTTTATCAGACCCTAAAGCAGCCGATGGTTTAGCCACCAATAGTAAATCATTCCAATCTGTGGTATTAGCAGTATTGAGAGTAGTGTATAATGCAAGTGCGCCCGGTGACCTAAAAATATCTGTTACAGAAATTAATGATAAAAGAATATTCATAAGACCCACACCACTTTATCTCACATCAGTAACTTCGGGTGCTGTAGGTGCTACTACCGCTATAGACAATCATGCTGAAGTAGATGCACTAATTACAGGTACTACAGGAGATTTAACCGGTAGTCGCTTAGGTGCATTATGGCAATCTTACAATGCAGATGGAGATACAATATTGTATTACTCATCAAAAGACTCAGGTGGTACAAGACATACGCATGTATTAGGACCGATAGGATATGTTACTTCATCTCCAAGTTCTACCACTACTTTTACATTTAACGAGGGGCAGGTGTTCGTACTTAACCCATCAGGTGCTATACAGTTTAACCCATCGGGTACATTCCCATTAGGCCATTTAGTGTATGTAACTAACGAGGCTGCACACGGTACTAACGGAGTAACATTCGATAACTCAGGCATAGGCACTGTTTTGTTAGGAAAAGAATCAGGAGTATTCGTTTATACCGGCAGTGCATGGAAGAATGTGATGTTAGCAAGCGGTGCTGTATCACCTAACGGACACGGTGCTTCAGGCAATGTGCAACTATCAGATGGTGGTGGAGGTTTCACAAGTGACAACAATCTTAATTTCAATACAAGCACCGATGCTCTCAAAGTGAATGACTTGAAAATATCAAGCAGTTCAAACCATGTAAATATACAAAATGAAACTCAAGATAAAGATATAATTTTCAAAGTAAATGATGGTGGAGTTGAAACTGAGGTAATGCGTATAAGCGGAGATGATGGTCGAATTGGAATAGGCGGCATTACCGCACCTAACGCTCAATTACATATTCGTTCTGCTTTAACTCAACAACCTGAATTAAGAATAGAAAATACAAATACTGACAGTCAAGAAGCAGTAATTCGATTTATGAAAAATACTGCTTCCCCTGCTGCATCTGATGATATAGGATTAATTAGATTTGAAGGAGAGAATGATGCAGGAGGCAACCATCTCTATGCCTATGTTATGGGACAGATGCTAACTGTTACAGATACAGCAGAAGCGGGAGAACTTTTATTCTTTGCAGGTCATAAAGGCGGTCAATATCAAGTTCTTGCTTGCACAGGTAGTTCAGCCGGTGATGGTGAAGTATGTGTAAACGATGGAGGAAGGGATGATATTAACTTTAGAGTTGAAAGTAATACTCAAACACACATGTTATTTGTTGATGCAGGGAATGATGAAGTAGGTATAGGAACAGATGACCCACAAGGTGTATTACATGTAAAGCACTCAGGCACATCATACACTGCATTATTTGAAACAGATGATGATGGTTCATCAGCCGCCCCTGATGTAGCATTGTATAGGAATAGTGCCACACCTGCAAATGGAGATGACTTAGGGCATTTGATTTGGAGGGGTACTACTGATGATGGAGATTCTACAGTTACAAGAGCAAATATAGCGGATATATTTAGTGAATTACAAGTAGCAACCACAGGGGCAGAAAGCGGTAAAATGCATCTTAGAACCAAGATGGCAGGTACAATGAAGAAGCGAATTACTATTGCTGCTACCGAGACTATTGTTAATGAAGATGCACAAAACGCCGACTTTAGAGTTGAAGGTACGGGTAATGCTAATTTAATACATGCAGATGCAAGTGCGGATAAAGTAGGTATTGGTCATGTCCCCGCTACTATTGAGGCTACGCTAGATATTCTTACAGGTGGTACATTTAGAAACACTAGACTACTTACTGTATCTGTATCGGGAAGCACCACTCTAACTGAAGCCGCACATGCCGGAAGATACAACATTTGTGCAGGTAACATTACTTTACCTGCAACTTCAACTGCTGGTGAACATTATGCGATTCTAAATACAACAGGTGGAAACATTACTATTGGTCGTAATGGAAATAATATTAATGGTGCGGGTTCTGACTTTACTTTAGCAACATTCAAAGCGGCTACTTGTATTGCGATTGGTTCTAACAATTGGATGGTAGTTGGTTGAGATGTATATTGCTTTAATGGGATGCGCTCAACAAGGTTCTTCTACACCTTTAGCGGCATCATTTACTGCAACAAGTGATATTGCAGAAAGTATTGATGTGGCTACGGGTTCAATAGTTACCTTTACTACTAACGCTGGTGAACTTGATGTTACGATAAATCCCACAGGAGGAAGTGGAAGTTATACATTTAATTGGATTGTTGGTAAAACAGCCGAAAATTCAGACAATGGTAATAGATTTTCAATTGCTTCTACAGGAACTACAAATACTGCAAGATATAATACATTAACAATAAACGGAGCAAGACCGGCAGGTAGCGGGAATATATTCGATGCTGAGTTTACAGCAACATGCACAGTAGATGATGGTTCAAGCCAAGTTAATGTTGATGTTCCGTTTATTGTTAATGGATTAAGTCTATGATTAATTTCCATCTGTAAACACAGACCGAGATTTTTTACGCATTGTTGGGTCTTTCCAATAATGCTCACATACTCTACAGCACATCAGGTACACACGCTCGTTACCTTCATCAAGAAACTTACCGGATAACCTTCTCGGTACTTGCAACTCGCCACACTCAGGGCAAGGGCGTTTTAGTTTCTCCATGAGTTTACCCATGACGACACCTACTGTACAGGTCGTCGTGCTACTATGTCATCAATACGCAAGATAGCGTTAGTGACTTCTGCTGCGCTCAGTACAGCCTGTCTAACCAAGTCAAGAGGTTCTACTACACCTTCAGCCAACAAATCCTTTACACCGCCTTCTGTAACATCAGGGCCAACGGTTATGTCACCCTGTAAGATACTGTGACGCATAGCGAGAATAGTATCTAATGGGTCGTGACCTGCATTCTCAGCAATGGTAGCAGGGATGATTTCTAAGGCATCAGCAAACGCTTCAATAGCCATCTGTGCCCTACCCCCTATCTGTGCCGCATGTTGGCGTAAATGCGTAGCCATACGCACATAGGAATTGCCCCCGCCCACGACATAGTTCTGCCCCTTCATTACAAGGGACACTACACCAAGCGCATCATCAAACCCACGCTCGACTTCTTCAAGCGTATGCGAAGTAGCACCACGCAGCACAAGGGTAGCCTCGTTATGCTCACCTTTTCCTTCTACAAATAAATACCAAATATCATTCTTTCTTTCACGAGTAATTAAAACATCGGCTGCGCCTTCAATTTCTTCAGGGGATTGAGCGATTGCAATGTTACTTACTCTGCTCAAAGCACGAAGAGTAGATTCAGGTGTGCGTCTAATTACCATAATGTCGTGCTTCTTTAGGTGAGAACATACCATATCATTCACACCATCACGCACAAATACAACACCACCGTCAGGTAATGCGTTTACAATGTGTTTAGCATTAGCAAGCAAGTCAGCCTTACCTGCGCTCTTGTATGTCTGATAGGATTGTGCATCTACAGACACCTGTATATTATCATCGCTCTTCTCAGTTTCAAGACCACTGTTAATTAGAATCATATTAAAATAGAAATCATCACCCTCAAGCACATAGTCCTTGTTTACTATTACACCATCGAATAAGTATGAATCTTCTATTGAACCACCGGGGAATGATACCACCTTGACGCTTTCAGCATCACCGGCTTTCTCTACTGCTGATACACATAGTTCTGAAACTGCATCTAAGGCATTCTCAAGAGTCTTACCTGTAATTGCGGTTTTAGCAATGTTCACAAGTACATCTCTATCATCACTAACATTGGCGATTTCCGTAGATAGGTATTGTGTAGCCATCTGTGCTGCTTCGTGGTAACCACGGCATATCACATTCGGGTGTAGTCCCTTCTCAAACAGCATTTCACTGTTACCAAGTAACTGACCCGATAGCACTACTGTACTTGTTGTACCATCGTAACATAGCGACTCTTGTGTACGAGCCACCTCTGCTATCATCTTACCTCCGGGGTGTGATACATCTAACTCACGAAGGATAGTGGCACCGTCATTTGTTACAATGACATTGCCATGTCCATCCACCATCATCTTATCCATACCCATAGGGCCAAGCGTAGACCTAACTGTTTCTGCTACAGTCTTAGCCGCCCTTATATTGTGTATTTGCGCTTTGTCTTGTTTTACATTTCCTGTTTCTGTCATTACCACTCAACTTCCAAATCTATTTTTTCACCTGTTTCTAAACTACGAGATGAGATATAACCCTCACTCTTACCAAATTGATACAAGTCAAAGGTCAGTTTAGCATCGCTTAGACAATACTTCGCAACCTCATCATACTTCCCTGCTCTCCACGCTACAGGGGCATCACTGCTGTTCATTAACTTGCTGTCTGCAAAAGTTTGTTTAACGAGCATTCCAAGTGAAGTATCTACTTTACCGAATGCAAGTGCTGCTTTATTTATTAACAATTTAGTATCAATCACAGCATCTTCTTTACCAAGTATATCACCGGCTGTCCAACAATCTAACGCATCACGCAATACAGGTAAATCGAATGAGCGAAGATTATGACCGAGAATCTTACCGCCCTTTGTTATATGGTCTGAAAGGTCATCACCAAGTGTACGAGGGTGTAGTGCCTTAACCGTATCATCTACATTCAAAGACTTGTTACAATAGATAGTGCCCTTGTCACCATCCCATGTAGCAACTACCGATGGTTCAAACATAGATGTGTTGTGCCACCCTCCTATTTCATGTGAGAAGTTTGCTGTTTCAATATCTAATGCTAATAAGTCACTCACTCTTTTTCACCTTTCTTTCTTAGGTAGACTCGGCCATTCGACTTCTTCCTATTGAACAGGTCACCGCCAAAGTCTTTGAAATGTCTTTCTGCTGTGGACTTGGAAACCTTTGATTTTTCCATGTAGACGGATTGCATGATAGACTGTAATCTCCACCCGTCACCAAAGTTATCCAAATCGTGAGGGGTACACTCACCGTATGCAACAAGCAAACCATCGTGAATCTTAGCCTCCTTCTGTTTGTTACCCCCAACCTCAACTGAATCTTCAAGCCAAGAGATTAGGTTTTGGAACATATCAAATAGAATCTCGTGAGCCAAGTCTACATGTTCTGCATTCACGACCCACTTCTCATCAAGGATAGCCATATGCACAGAGAAGATACCTAAGTAATTCTCAATCGCTGGTACGAATGATGCTACAATCTCTGACATTGATGGACTCATATCTCTCAACAATTCATAAATGTCATCAGACGCTTGATACAAAGCGGTTTGATAATCAGGAGATGGAGTGAACATATCCCACATGTGTCTTTGGACTATCTCTTCCTTCTCATCATTGGAGGCTTCTTGCCATTGAGTGAAAGTTATTTCCTCCATGTTCAATAGTCTGTCACGAATACGCTTGTCGGTTGTTATGAAGTAATCATACAAATCCTCCTTAGTGTACTCTTCTTCAGAGGGTTTTGCCATGAATGTACCAAGCCTTCTGTTACTGACATCTTGCCTTTCATCCATGTCCCAATGCCTATAGTAAAGCAGTACACGCTGGAAGATACCTTTTGTTAGAACATACTCTTTTACCCCCTTCGGTGGATAGGTAGTAATCCATAATGATACGAGAGATGGACACTCAATTTTTTGACCCTTCATGTGTTTCACAAGTGTATTATTTCCACTACCCACAGGGTTACATGCTGTCTGTAGATACAGTACAGTTTCTTGACTGTGTTTATTGGGTGTAAGTAGAATGGAACCTTCATCGAAATTGATAGCCTTGCGACCACTTAACAAACCTTCAACAATTTTTACATCACCTGTAGGCTTACCGTTTTCATCAAACTCCTGCTCAGTGCTTCCAATCAATCCTGCATCTGTGCCTGAAGCAAATAACTCAAATGGTATTTCTGCTTCTTCCATAATGTCACTGATAAAGTTCCAAGCAATTGACTTACCCGTTCTTGAAGGTTGAATCCAAAACACATGCACTCTCAAATCAAGGTGTGTGTCCCAAGTTGGTAGTCTGACATACGGTAAAGTTGTTTGACCCTGAATGAAAAAGAATGACAATAATCCCGGTACTTCATTCTTCATTGAAGTCTTTGAGAAATGACTCAAATACGCATCTAATATCGGAAACTTTTCTAATGCTTTATAACTTTTAATCGCCATATCTACCACTCCTATCCTCTTTTTCAGTTTAAATACTCTAACGCCTAACCTTTCTTTCTTGTCTTACAGGTTCTTCACTTGTTAGAATATCAATTACCAACTTTCTTCTCACTGTGCCAAGACCCTTGATTTCCTTTAGAGATTCGGGGAAACACATCTCTTCGATACTGCCACACTTCTCTAACATCTTCTGTGCTGTTTCCATCCCAATACCCGGCACAGTGGCAAGCATGTCTGCTCTAAGGTCATTAGAAGCCACCCTGCGAATTGACTGTGCCCCATGCTTACTTGCTGGCTTGTGTAACTTATCATGGAGTCTTACAATGAATGATGCTGCCTCGCTGACATTGTTACAATAGAATACTTGGCATTCAAAATCTGACATTAGGCGAGCCAATGTTCCAATCAACTCATTTTGTACTCTTGAGTAAGATACCTTCTTACCATTCTTCTTAGCAATCGCAACATACTTATCTATAGAACCGTGTACTACGAGGAAGAATCTCTCATAGTTTGCATCCATGTTGTCTAACTGTCGCCATAAATGACCGCTATGACTTGACTGAAATAAATCGGATATGCTCTTGGCTTCTACACAAGCACCGCCAAGTAAGTAGTCACCTACTACCAACGCTTGGCGAGCCACCGTCAGTCCTGACTTCGCTGCTTTGCGTTCTACTGATTCACAAAGAGTTCCCCTTTCGTTACTGTCAATTACCAATTGGGGCTTCATTTACTCACCTATGTATTTGTATGTATTAACTGGAACTGAGTGTCCACCATTTGTATGACCGGCCTTTTCAAATATTGGGTATTTTGATAATATTTGAGTTACTGTGCCTATAGTGGGTTGTTTTGAATAAAAATTACCTTGTTGATTTTTTTCACTCAGTAATCTTTCTAGGATTTGTTTAGCGGTTAAAGTTTCACTTCCAAGTACACGAATTATTCTTTTACAGTTGTAACCGTTATAGTTGTAATATAATTTATTCTCTTTCATTAAATACCCCCTGTGTTGTCAAAATATTTGCACTTCCCTACGCAGAATCCTTCGGTTATTAAAGTTGCACATGTTGCATGAGAGTACCCCGTCATTACTATGCTTCTAACCTGTTCTTCTGTGCGGTCATAACTGTAGTCTACCCACTGTTGATTCTTACAAATCTCCACTATACTCTTGATGTGTGACTCCTTCTCTTCATCAGATACACGCCATGCGGGAAAGAAGAAGCGTAGTCTATCAGCGAGATAGGATGCGAAGTGATACCTCGCTCTGTGTGGTGGGTTGCCCCCACCCATTGCTGCTTGTGACAAGCAGGGAAGAATGTGAATGTCATCGAATGCAACCGTTGGTAAATCAACAGGCTGCAAATTATAATTTTGAGAAAACTTATTCTCAATTACTTTCATCTTTGTTTTATTTTCTCCGAGGGCGATATAACCTGAGTGTGGATTCATACCTTTCTCCATCAATTCATCAAATGATAGATTTAGAATGTCATCACTTGTCAATGGTATGCACCAAGTACCACGCTTCGCATTGTACGAATTAGGTATGCGTATCATACCCGATGTGTCAAACGCTACGGTAGGGTCGTTACAATTCAGTTGTCCTATCTCCTTCTCCCATCCACTAATCAACACCCTACCGGAATGCTTTATGCGTGACAGTTCACTACCACTCTTAGGCTCTAATGTTTCATCTAACGGAACCCATACATGGAAACCACCACCACTAAACCAAATAAAATGAAGAGTATTTTTCTTCATCAGAAAGCGGTGCAATTTGCGTACCTCTTCTTGAGGGACTTCAAAGACTACTTCTGCACCTTTATTCTTGAAGTCCTTACAATCGAAGTCCATCACGAAATGATGTATCTTTGGTGTATTGTAATCCACTCTGTGATGTTTAGGTGCTTGGGTTTTATTGTAACCATATGCTGTAAAGTAAACATTACCTGACCCGTTTTTACCACGCCAATACTTTTCTAAATCAGCAGCATCTTTTACCATGCGCCTCCATCCACGCTCACCATTGGAGGCTATCTCCAATACTTCACGAGGGAAGTCAATCGGCACAAATGACATTTAATCACCTGTGCTTTCTAATGTACTCATCCAAGTCTTGCAATAACATATTGTATAACTTTACAACTTTTTCATCTTTCATCTCACGAGGATGGATAGTATATATCACATCTTTATCGTGCTTTTGTTCAGGCTCAGGTACTACATCACCAATCGCTGTAGGCATAAACTCATACAACGATGTTTGACGCATCACTTGTCTAATGAACGGTGCCCTTTTTGGTAGGTTACCACCAGTAGACTTTCTTATAATAACTCTATAGCCTGTTCCTTTCGTTTTTTCGTTTATCACATATTCCATTAACAATATTGTTTCTTTCATCTTTCTTCCTCCATTATCTCATCTAAGAAATCATCTGTCACTGCCCATTGAGAACAGTGATTTGTGTAATCACACCATGAGCATTTCAATCCATTACGCTCAAGTGCTTCCTCCATAGTTTCTCCTTCCCGCAAGCGACCAAGGAAAGGCTCAGGCGGGAAATCCATGTTGATGTGTGCCCTAACTAATTTCTCTAAAGCATTCTCAACGCTCTTTGACACCCTGCTTCCTTTACTTACATGCTCGTAGTATATGGTAGCACCTTCACCTCCATTGATACCTCCACCGGGAAACTCCCACCCCCAATGAGTGATAGGTAGAAACTCGTGGTGCTTACTATGTTCAAGCATCATACGATAGAACCCCATCTCCTTACGCATTGAACCGACTTTGCTACGCTTCTTGTATTTGCCCGTCTTCAATTCCATAAGAGCAAAACCATCATCATCAGCAAATAGTGTATCAATAAATCCATTCATGTGTATATTTACAGGCTCATCATCAACTACAACAGTGCGAGTAGCATGTATGTTAGCCTCTACTCCTACGGGTCGCCAATCTTTACCGCCTGTTACTTGGAGTCTATGAAACTGCCATTCTAACCATTGAGCAATCTGCTCATCCTCACCATACGCATATGGTTCCGGTGGCTGTGGCACAGAAAGGAAAAATATCTCTCGTGCTTCTTCGATATTATCTTCTACATGAATAAGCCCCATCACTCTATCCTCATCTTCTTTAGAGAAGTTAGCCCAAAACCATTCCATCATGTCGTGGACATTCAGCCCTCTTACATGGTGTGGTTGTTGCTCACCACGCAAGCCCTTGAACTTCTCAAGGTAATACTGTTCAGGGCACCAGCCGAATGTTCCAAGACTTGACTTAGTAACTCTCAACTTTTTTGTTTCATCCTTATTTGGATTCCAAGCGTAGGTGCTGATTTTGTATGAGTCATACTCTTCTTGGTTACCTGTTTCCTCAAGGTAATCTTCTATAGTCGGGCGACTATCATCAGCGTTAGGATTGAATCTCATAACCCCGTCACCTCATCTACCTGTATAGTGATTAACTTGTCACCTTTCTTCGTTTTGTCAGTGCAACCTTTAGTGTCCATATGTGTAAATGTCAGTATGTGAATGCTTTTCTTATGCTTTTTACAAACTACATGAACAGGGAAAGTAGCATTTTCTCTTTCAAGCCACACCTTTAGAACTGTATGTTCGTGCGTTTCCATGTGCCGACTTTTCAATTTGACTAACCTAACGAAGTGAGATATTTCAGGCCATTCAGCACCTCTTTCTTCATACCTTTGTTTAGCGTGTTTAGTAACCATTACCTTGATGTTTACCTTTGTCAAATCCAATAACTTCTCTACATATACAGCCGCATCCATCAACTCTTCCTGTAGGTGTACAAGCCAATCATGGATGGATAGAATCTCTTCCTCCATAGTCACCCCGTACTTCTTCTTACCTACATCAGACCGAGCCTTAATCTTCTTGCATACATTATCTTCTATTGCGCTCATATTATCACCAAAACCTCTTGGGCACTCTTCGTGCCGTTAGTCCATCAAGATTCCAATTGAGTGTTTCATACACTGACTTCAGTTTCTTGTGTACCCATTTGTTTACTACAGTGCCCCAATCAATACTGTAACCTTCTAACTCGCTTTCGTTATCGTAGGCTATGACATTACAGTAAGGTTGCCCTTCGGGTACATCATCAATGAATACCCACTTCACGCTATCACGCTTACCAAAGTCTGTACCATTGTATTGATTAGAATATCTTGCCGCCTTAGCAGCATTAGGAACTACCTTGTCATACTCATCTAAGTCCTTCGATAGAGAACCGTAAGACGACACATCAGATATTGATATGCCACCCTTGTAAGCATGTTTGATGTCAGGTCTAATCTCTTCGTAAACCTCATCCTCATCCTTACCATTAGAAATCAAAGTGAATACTTTGCCGAGTATTTCTTTTGTAATCGGTGGCGCACTTGACGCTTTGATTGAGAAGCCTGTAACCTTCATGTCACCTGCATCTTCAGGTGGGTATGACTTGATACCAAAGTTACGGTTCTTCACATCAGCAGTAAACCAATACGGGAAGAAAGCCTCTAACTCCACATCAAGATATTTTAGGTTCATTTCATTCTGAGCAATTTCCGTCAGTTTACCAGCCACTTCTTCAGCCTCATCAAATGGAACCTGTATGTAACAAGAGTCAGTGTGACCTGCAAGGCCACGATAACCCATTTCTTCACTCTTGTCTACCAACATAGAGATAGACTTACGACCAAGATAGGTAATAGACTGAGCAATCTCATAACTACTCCACTGTCCTCTGACCTTCTTACTTCCCACCATTCCATAGATAGCATTCACACTGACCTTAACGGCCATCTGTAGCATATTGTAACCCAACTTCTCATCATCATCAGTAGCCTCTTTCATCAATCCCTTGTAGTGCTTACGCAACTTCAACAACTCTTTGACTACAGATGGAAGAATACCTTCTATGTCTTGTCGCCAATGGAATGTGCCACCGCTACCTTTGATGAAGTTACCATCTTCGTCTACCTTTGGTGGTATGTTGAGTGTGAGAACATTCGGCCCCGGCTTATCAGTCAGCGTAGTATGACATAGATTAGCGGAGATAATGATGTTTGGATATAGAGATGCGAAATCTACCAGCGCAACATTCTCATGTCTACCCGCTACAGGAGGCATGACCCATGCGGCTTGTAACTCAGGTCGTTCTTCTATCCATGAAGTAGGTGCTTTCAATTCTGTATGCCTACCAATCAATCCTCTAAAGTATCGTGATACATTGTGTGTGCTACCAAATTGTACACCACACACTTGCTGCATTGCAAGGTGGTATGCTGTACAATTCAACTTGTCATCAATGTCACGCAGTAATGTAGTATCAACTAAACAGTAATCCACGAAGTCATCATAGTAATCAGACCAACCGTTGAATACAGTCATGCCTTCTATCTCATCAGTAAGTTTGTGTCCTAAGTCTAACGCTTCAGCAAACCATGCAAGTTTCCTTTGTTGTGCTTTTCCTTTACCGGACTTCTGCCACACACCCTCAAAGCCACTACCTTCAGTCCACTGTGCCGCAGTATCGAATACCAGCCTACCCTTGATAGGTTGGGCCGTAGTCTTGTAACCCTCACCGTTTTTACGAGGTGGAAGGAATGTACCAATAGGTGACATATCATCTCTAAGTGGGCCAAGCCTATCATACAGTTTGGGCAGGTCAGCCCATGCTCCTGCGTGAGCAATCAGCATGTCAGGGTCACGCTCTCTTAGGTAATCTAAGAATCCCTCAAGCATCATAAGTTCGTCAGGGAATGTGCGTAGTTCATACCCATCATAGCGGTCTATCCATTCTGTCTTTGTAATATTGTCACGGATAGACTCTTGACTCCAAGCAAATACAACAGGATTGTCAGCATCAGAATCAACCACCGCTATTACAGTAATAAGACCTTCACCATCTGTCTGCCACTCCATATCATAGTACCACTTACGAGGCTTGAACTCCGGTAACTTATCGGGATAATTAGTGAGTAAAATTTGGTCAAGGTAGTTTAGGTCAGCCTCGCATGTCCATTTACCAACCATGTCTTTGATTTCCCATAATTGGTTAGGATGATTGACTTCTACTTTCCATACCTTACCACCGTTCAGTGCATAAGAAGTTTCATCCTTATTTATTCTGACATTCATTCTTTCAAGGCGATTGAGTACATAGGTAGGCGCACCCTGTTTCAACCAACAGAAAGGATATACGAAGTCATCATCTTCATGTGTAATGTAACGCTCATGCAATACCCCATCAGACCCACGATTACGCTCATAGATGATGGGCGGCTCATAGGGGTCATTAGAGATATAATCAATAATCATCAAACATCACTCTCATTTATTATCAGCAGTAAAGTATTATCTTGCTCAAAGATTACAGGTTCATCATCGCCCATGTGTAACCTTGCCTCTCCTTCATCAAGATACTGTAGACACTTAGGTAACCAATCACCAAAGTATGTTTCAACTGTAGCATTAGGACCGTCAGCGTCAGTAACAGGTAGTGTAGTGAACAGGCGACCTGTAGCAGCCTTACCAGCCACTATACCCAAGTCGTTCTCTCCACAGTGTATTCGTAGTTTGAATTGCGAATCAGCAGCAACCAGCCCCTTCATACCTGATAATGAAATCAAATCCTTTGTTTCAACATTAGCGTGAACATTCAATGTAGCACCGGAGAAGTCAGACCAACCTACAGACGAACATGCCTCAAGCATCTTTCGGATAACCACAGTTTTACTTGCTGATAAAATATCATCAGTGCTTGGTATCTGCAACTTGTTACCACCTGCTTCAATGTGAAGAGGCTTCACAGGGGTAGTCTGTCTGAGAGTTACCTCATCTTGCCTACTTGCTTTCAAGAAGGCTATGGCCTTCTCAAGCATAGCGATGTGAATGAAGCCTTCATTAGAAACAGTCACACCTGTAATGTGCTTACGCAAGTAGTAGTGTGCAAATCCTACCTCTATTGTAATGCGGTTGCCAGCGCAACTCATACGCACATCAGTTACACCCTTTCCAAAGGAGGAAAGGAATGCAAGTAATTCTTTTCTGTCTACATTTATTTTACACATTTTAATCACCATATAGTGGGGAGAGTACGACTCATCTCGTGGTGAGTCGGTAGTACCAACAGCCTCGCCCAAAAGGAAAAAAGCATGTACTCAATTACCTTACCAAGAACCCACTCATAGTCGGGATGACCTGAGCATCATAAACTCCCATCATATAGTTCAGGCAAACCGAACCATTGGTAGTCACCATCAGGCTTTGTTACAAAGACCGTCTTAGTTTGGTCTTGTAACGCAGGGTTTGTCTTACACTTATGGAAGCGAGCCTTATATTCAGTCTTTACTAACTCACCTTCATCATCATATTCTTCTTCAGTTTCCATCCAAATAATAGTCGGTAGGTAGTTGTTAGTCTTCTTTTCCCATTCCGGTTGCCAAGATGTTTCAGCATCTTTGCTGAATGAGAAGTTAGTATTGCGTAGGTGAGTTTCCCAAAAGACTCTCACACCTGCTCTCACAAGATTGCGAGATAACGCTGTCAATTGGTGGAAACGAGTGTTACGAATAGCCCAATCGGACTGTCGCTCAACACGCTTTGCATCACCTGCACCACGGTTGTCAGCCGCTTCGATACCATCCTTAGCCAATCCTAAGTCAATGATTCTCATGTTGTTAGTGCAAATCTCTAACCATGAGTCAAGCCCACTCACAAGCACACCCCATACAGGCGCACCTTCGTTAGTGACTCTGTGTAAAATGAACTTCATAATGTCCATCACACGCTGATGGGTACCGGGATAATCATAGGCAGTACGGTCTTGAACACCCATCTGCCACGGACTCCAACACTTGATGTTAGGGTTGTCACCTAATGCTGACTTGAGCATTGTAACACCCATGTCGAAATCTAACGCATGTAATTCTGCACCTTCCGGTTTAGATTTATCACTCTCAAAGGCATGTTTCACAATACCCGATTTACAAGTGCCATCATGCCCCGCAATGCCTATGAATTGGTGAGTCATCTTCTTTTCCTCACCCATTTTGTTTTCTTCAGCACGAAGATGGGCGTATAGGTCATTACCAGCCTTAACCTGTTGAGGCTTAGGTGCCACCTTTACTTTCTTCTCTTCTGCTTGCGCTACCACTGTTTCTCCAAATCCTGCCATCTTAATCTCTCCTTACACAATCTGCCTTCAAGTTAGGTTTTGATAAAACCAAGTCCTCTACTAATTCATTGACTACCTCATCAATCTCATGAGTTGTTGATACATTGTCTATAATGCACTCAATAAGATTCTGTAAATCCTTTACATCATAGAAATCGAATAGTAAATCTAATTCCCTCTTGTAACCTAACTGTTCTGCGTAATCATTCAAACTGACCAACACCTGTATCTCCACCCGTTTCTCTTCTGCGGCATCTTCGTGGGTGACCATAGATACCATAGACAGTCATCTTAGGTGATGTAAGTCCATCCCTTGTAGCCATACCAATACGGCCAAAGACAAAGACTGTGGACTTCTCAGCGTATGGGAATGACTCTTCACCCCAATGCGCTCTGAATGGGTTACAGGTCTTACCCACCGCACCCGGAATCCAACAAGTAACATCACCTGCTATTGGGCTGTTAAGCACCATTAGGTAATTCTCACCTTCTGAATCATACTCGCTATCACGAGGCTCAGTGTTCAGTGAAGATATGATAGCCCTTGTAATAACAAGTGGCCCGAATTGTCTCTTCTCTCCACCTGATGTATAGAATTGCTTGCGCTCTTCGTATGCTTCTTCAAGTGAATCAATGCTCACATACAAGTCGTGGAACTCTGAGTTAGTCCAATACTTAGCAGGTTGTAGAAGTGGTCGTAGGTTTTCACTAACGAACTCATCAGTGTATTCAACTTCAAAGTTAGAATATATACCAAGCACATCTTTGAATGCTTCACTTGCATTATCTCTTGGTGGCACAACCTGTATCTTACATGGCCTACCAATGTCAAGGTTGTGATAGATATGCTCTTGTGTTAAATCCACTCTCCACATACCGATTGAGCCATTCTTCACGAAATCCTGTTCCTCTCCACCTAAGAAGTAGGCATAGCGACCAAACTTAACATAGGGTGCAGGTTGGTTGTCATAAGTAGTCAGACATACCCAATCATTGTCAGCCTTGAAACCGAATGGTGGGTTTTCATCAGATGGTGCATCAAGCACAGTTTTACCTTCTTTGTGATGTAATGCCCATACATTACCTTCTTTCTCAAAGGCTCCAAGCCTACCACTTGATACAGCCTCATTAGGGTCTTCCTTGTATAACTTCAGATTAGCACGAACAATGTTAGCGAGTCTGTCACTCTTCTTATCGTGCATACCCAAGAAACATCCAACCCATGTCTGTAGTTTGCTGTTAGAACCACTGCTTTTTCTGCGGGTTTCTAACATAAACTGCTCACACCAATCTACAAGTAAATCATCATCCTCTTGGGATGGGTCGTCACAAGCGTAGTTTTCCTTAATGTCCTCTAAGAACTCGTTTATTGCATCGGCAAGTGTTTTACCTGTCCTTTCTGCATATTTCTCAAGACGGTCAATGACCCCTTGAGGGAGGTTAGCAGTGCTGTTACTATCTGCAACAGCACCAAACCCGTTTGCCTCCCCATATTCTTCTTCGTATTCATCTTCTTTGTCCCATGTGTTACTCATTCCTCATTCCTCCATTCTTCTAATTTTGCTAATACATCATTGTTGTATTCTTCCTTTACCAATTCATACACGCCCGGTATGGACTTGATGAGTGCTATACTACCTATATCTTCCAATAGATAGCACAAAGCCTCATCAAACATTTCATCTGTTACCCAACTGTAATCGTCTGTCTTTTCACTCATTTATTCATCTCCTTTTTCAATTGGGCTACTAATACCTCTACGAAGGAATCATCACTCCCCGCCCATTCGTAGACATATTTCATCATGTCACCCCATACTGCCATAATAGCAAATGTAGTGTCAGGGTCATTGTCAAAGTGCTTTCTAATTGCACGATGGAAGTTATTCATAAACGATAACTTATCCCCTGATGAATGTAATAAATCTAACAAGTTGTTTCTCAAATCATTCCACTCGTTAGATATGGTCATCTCCCACCAATCATCATCTTCTTGTTTCATGGTGAATTGTTTAATTGAATCTGCTGTCTTTGGAATACGCTCAAGTGAATTAACTGCTGCTCGCAAATCTCCACCGTGGAACTCCACTACATCACCGTAAAATGGTTCCCACTCTACAGGTACTCCACATGACTCTGTGAGCCTTGTTAGGTGAGAAGCACCCTGCTTGGCTGATACCCTCTTGAAAGTGTATGTAGTACATCTACTCTTGATAGCAGGGCGTATCTTGTCACCATAGTTAGCAGTAAGAATGAAGAGTACCTTATCAGCATACTTCTCCATGATACCACGCATTGCATCTTGCGCTTGACTTGTAAGACCATCAGCCTCATCAAACACAACCACCTTGCGCTTTGTACCTATACCACTTAGACGAGAGAAGTTCTTCACTTCCTCTCTAATGTGTCCAATACCCCTGTCATCACTTGCATTAGTCCACATGACATTCATTTCATTGTAGGCATTACCAAGCAGGGTGCGAGCAATTGCATTGGCGGCACTTGTTTTACCTGTGCCGGGTTCACCTATGAATAGTAGAGCCGCAGGGTAATCACCTGTCCTCTCCCATTCAAGGGCATCTTCTACGAATCTATTGTTGCCTACCACTTCGGTAACTCTTACAGGTCGTAGAACCTCATTCCAATTAACTGCCATATTCCTCAATTCCTATCTCTTTTTCAGTTTAAATACTCTGACTTTAATTCATCATATTTTTCATCGTGTTGCTCTACCCAAGAAATGAATCTCTTCCAATTGCGATGTTTGTTTCTTGGGATTTTGGGTATAGGATTATCAATTACCCATTTCAGCATATGATACTTGACCCTATCAGTGGGTGACATTAAGAACTCAAACGCATCTAACACCTTCATCCATCTCCCTAATCTTTTTACACACTGTATTCTTTTAGTTTTCATCACAGTTAAACCATGTGAATTAGCCCATACCTCGATACATTTTTTCTGCTCTTCTGTGGTATTAGGTTTGAGTGTAATGAACTTTCTCACCTTCAATCCATAGGCGAAAGGCGTTTTGTCTACGGCTACCCTGAATGACAAGTGATTAACTGCCAGCCCCAACCCAATGAACTCAGTCGGATTCACCATCATCACCCACTATTGCATAGTAATCTGTTATGTCATCTATGTCATCTATACCCATATCATCCTCAATGTCTACAAAACACAAATGCCAACCGTCAGTAGGCGACCATGTATGATTTAATTTCACCACTAAACAACCTTCTATGATGTGAAAGGCAAGTCTTGCTTTAACATTCAATCCTTTTCTTTTCAATGCGACTTCTAAATCAAATGGTAACTTTTCCATTATGATTGTCGTTGCATCCACAATTTCACCGCCATCACTAAAACCGATAACAAATTCATATCCTTTTTTTCCTACATTCCTCACACTGAGTAACTGCCCGTATAATGTATTAGTGCCATTAGTCAATAAATAGTAATTATTTTCATCAGTAATTAAAAAACCACCCTTCGCATATGACTGAAGTAATATCTGTGATTCATGCCATTCATGTGTAATAGGTTCCTTGTAATTGGAAAATGATAATTCAATATCCTCATTGTGCCACATACCTGTACCTAGTGGATTCTCCCATACCCAACATTCTTCATCTCCATTTAACAAGGGCATGTACTTCGCATTAAGTGTACCATTTCTATTCCTTGCTACCCCTTCACATACATGAATCATCTTTGAACAATCTGTGATGAACCACCACTTAGAAGGAGTCACTGTATTGTCCCATGTTTGTAATTTAACACTAGACGATTTAACTATCTTAGCAGGTGATATGTTATAGAAAATTACATTCATATATTCTTCAAAGGTATATTTCCCGTATTCTAATTGACTGTGTTTCTTCAACCACTTGAGCATTCTATTCCTTATTGAACTCCATCTATAGTCTAACGCCCATCTCCATATTAACTCCGCCTCCTTTACACCTAAAGAATGACAGAACGGTAAAATCCAGTTCTCATTATTGTAAGCGTTTCGTATTACACTAACAGCCTCTTTCAAAGTGATGATAGTCGTCTGCTCATCAGACTCCCATGTAAGTATCTCACACAGTGGTTTACCCTCGGCTACATTATCAATATCATTAACGAATACACCTAACTCCTTAGCGAAGTTTATCTTCAGCATGTGACTAGATATTGACAGCCTACTATATGAATTGAGGAAGTCCCAAATAATACGACACTCTTTTTCTGAAATATCTTTCAGGAGTAATTTATTTGGCATCAGAGAAATTAACTCCGTCACTCTTGCGAGCGTGACCATAGTATCACTCTTCTTCATCTAATGGTGAATGAATAACCGATAGACCCCATAACCACGGTGGTACACGCTCTCCGTTTCGCTCTTGGCCCAACACTGTAATAGTATCTGCGTACCCTCCATCAAATAGACCAGCATCAGCGAAGTCTTTGAGTTGCGCTCTTGTTAGAGCAGTGTATTTATTATCACTTGATTTCCACTGCATAAACAATGCATCTCCTGCTAACAAGTGGTAATCATCAGGGTCTACGGAGTTTACCTTATCACAACCACCACACTTCAACATATATCTCCACAGGTCAATAGGTACAGTTTCATTTGTATCAGTTTGTGCATCTACTGTTTCCACATATTCAGCAGTAGCACTTTCTAAGTCACAGTTAGCAAGTGGATAACCACATTCACACACCCACGCTCTTGCTATCTCTTGTCGCCTTTCAAACTCCATGTGTGCTTGAGCCTGTGGGTTTAGTGGTGGAGTAACTACCTGCACATCGTCAGGTTCCTCCACTGTATAACCACACTCTTTCAAGAGAATGGTTAGCCTTTCATAATGCTGCTCAGATACAGGGTGATTCATTCTGTAAACTAATGCGTAAGTATTGTCATTAGTTTTTCTGAAAGTAACACCGCTATCATCAGGTGACCATATACTATCTACAGCCATGCTTGCAAAGTGTTTCTCTCCCCACTTAATCAAATCTTCACTCGGTTGCCAATCCATTGTCCTCACCTGTTACCTCGCATATAGCGAACTCCCCACAGCAAAGGGCTATGTAAAGATAACGACCATCATCCATTTGTAGAATTTTATTACCAACTGAAGGGTCAGCACCACACACCGGGCAATCAAAACCAAACTCGGAAGCATAGTGTTCGCTTACGAATTTTCTTTCTTCACCCTCAATTAAAATAGTATCATTGATGAACTCATCATCAAAATCTTTCATCGTTATAGATTGATACGGATTGTATCTATCACTCACTCTATCACCTCCACCTTTTGACATCGTTCCCATAGGTAGTCCATAGCCCATTCAATATCTTCTACTGTGCAAATGAGAGGGTCACCAAATGTATCACTCATTTGATAACGATGAAAGTAATCATAACCGTTTCCTTCAAGACAAGTGTATTGCATGATGGCTATGTTCAATGCCTGTATCTTTGCTTTCGACTTAGGAAATCTCTTCATGCCGTCACCTCCAAGAAATCTCTCTCACTTCTTTTGTCACAGTGGGGGCATTGGTAAGTCACTAAAAGCGTTCTACCATCAAACCCAAATGTAGTATGATTATCATGCCACATATCACCTTCTATCCAATCATCATCTATTTTGTCACAACACTTCATGCTGTCACCTCCCACCAAGTAGGAACATCAGTACGCACATACCGCACCCCACCTTTACTGTATTGCTTAGACTTGTAGTAAGACCTGTAGGCTTGTACTGCAAATTTAGGATAAGCGTGATATACAATCTCACCGTTAATTGGTTCGGGTCTGTATTCATCGGGCA